CCTTATATTGGTCGGGGTGACAAATGTACTGGTAACGATGATTCTTGTGGTGCCAACAAGGTGCGTGGACAACTGTTCTGTGCAGGTCATTTAAAGCAGGCTAAAGCGTTGGCTGAGGTTGCCACCAAAATTGAGGATGGTATTTAATGGCTTATGTTCAAATGACTGCTACAGCGTTACGGGATACTGTCCGTAATATCACTGACCTTGATGCCGAGGATTTGCCAGATTCTTTGTTAAATGTTTATTTGCGTGACGGCTACTACCGTATTTTAGACCTTGAAAAGCGTTGGACTTTTCTAGAAAAAAGTTTTACCTTTGATACCGTAGCCGAACAACGACCATACACTATATCAGGTTTCACTGCCGACCCTATTAGTCAGATTGTTTCTATTGTGGACAACAATAACATTGGGTTCCGTTTAGATATGGTTAGTCACGATATGGCTGAGCAAACATATATTGGTTCGTATGACACTAGTGGTGACCCGTTGTTTTATTCTATTTGGGAAGGCAAAATCCATTTGTTCCCTAAACCGAACAATGTGCGTACTCTTGTTGTCCGTGCTTATCGTGAACCTATTGATTGGATTACTTCTGAAGGTAATGTTGATGCAAGTGCAAACTTGCATTTCCCTTTAGTGTATTATGCTTGCAGTCGTGTGTATCAGCGTCTTGAAGATACTTTGATGGCTGGAGAATATAAGCGTTCATTTGATGAGGGTGTAACTTTGGCTTCAGCAAATCTTAGTAAACCTACTAGCCATGCTAACTTGCGTTTGAACGCTGGGCAAACTTCTGGTCGTCCAACTTTCAACGGTTACTTGCAGACTATGGCTAAAAATCTTAAAGTTAATCAGTAATGACCCAGATACAAATTAGTGAAGTATCGGATTTCACTGGTGGTTTAAACTTCCGTGCCGACCAGTTTCAGTTGGCTAGTTACGAATCTCCTGACATGTTAAATGTTGAAATTGACCCACGAGGCGGAGTGTTTAGTCGTGGCGGTCAACAACGCTTAAATACTACTGCTGTTGCTGGTACTTGGTCACCACAAAAATTGTATAATTTTAGTGGTGCAACCTCAACAGTAATGTTAGCCAATAGTACTAAAGTGTTTCGTTCTACTGGGGGCAACTTTACCACTTTACAGTATTCTTCTGGTAACGATATTGTTTCCGCTAGCCCTCATGGTGTGTGCATGGCGCAGTGGGGCAATAGCATGTATATTTCTACTGGTATTGCTGGTAGTGGTGGATATGTGTGGAAAACAACTGACACTTATGCTACAGCGTTGACAGCCTCTGGTACTAATCCGCATGACTGGCAAACAACACCTGATGCTACACAGCGTAAAATGCCTACGGCAGAACATTTGATTGTTCATGCAAACAAAATGTGGGCTGCAAATGTTGACATTGCTACCGTTGATTACCCTAATCGTATTTATTGGTCTTTGGAAAACTCTCCTGAGAACTGGGATGAGGACGACTATTTTGAATTAAACGGTGGTGGCAACGGTATTACTGGTATGGCTGTTGTTGGTGGACAGTTAGTTGTGTTTAAACCTAATGCTGTTTACACTATTTTGGGTTATGATTCCGCAACTTTTCAAGTTGTAGAATTAACAACCCGTCTTGGATGTCTAAGCCATCACTCTATAGCACAGTCTGAAGATGGTGTATATTTCTTTAGCCATAACCAAGGTTTGTTTTACTATAACGGTTCCGCTATTCAAGACATGTTTAGCAACTTGCGTACCGCTATTGACTTAAATCATATTAACCCTGCGGAACATGAATCCATTAGCGTTTCTTGGGTTGGTAGGCGTGTTTGGGTTTCTGTACCTTACTCTGTTGAAACCAGTGTTGCTTATCCTAGTGTCAATTTTGTTTTAGACCCAAGTATTCGTGAAGGTGTATTCACACAGTTTCAAACATCTGATGGTTACGGTTTGGTTGGTGGTTGCGATTGGACTGATTCATCTAATAACGATTACCGTTTAATGTGTCATCCGACACAAGCATATGTTATGAAAGTTGATTTGTACTCTGAGGAAACAGATAACATTTCTGGAACTGCTACAGCGTTTACATCATATTATAAGACTCGTTGGTTTGATGGTGGTTCTTATATGCAAAAGAAAATGTTTCGCCGACCAGACTTTGTTGTTAAAGAATCTGATGTTACACAAAACATTACAGTTAAAGTATATCACGACTTCACTGAAGGTGATAACAACGAAAGAAAAAGTTTTACCATTACACAAACACCCCCAACAACTTCGTTGATTTGGGGTTCTGGTTTATGGGGCGAAAATTGGTCTAGTGGTGCTATTAGTTCTATTGTGAAAACTGGAAGAAACTTAGGATTAGCAAGGACAGTACAACTAGAGTTTATTGGTCCTAGCAGCCAAAAATGGGGTATTAATAGTATCGGATATAAATATAATTCAAGACGAGTAAAGGGCTAAGATGGCTACATTAAGCATACCAAATACATTTACGAACGGCACTCCTGCTGTTGCAACAGAAGTCGTGGCAAACTTTAACGCTGTTAAAGTTTTTGCTGAAGCATTAGCCGCTGGAACCAACATTGATGACGGTGCCATTGTGTACAGCAAACTGGCTGCTGCTGCCGTAACTGCTTTAACAACTAGCGGGGACAATAACGATATTGTTCTTGGTGGACAGATTTTCGGTTAATATGTGGCAACCACCCTTTCTGTCCGTGCTAAGCGGTACCGATAAGGATACTTTGCAAAGCATTTTTAGGTCTTTGCAAAACGAGTTAGGTAAGATGGCTAAGGAAATAGAAGATTTGAAGTCTATGATGAAGGAACAAAACAGGTAATAGTGATGAGTATGACAGACGCATATTACGGTGATTATGGTATGGCTGAGGCTACAGCACGCAAAAGGCGTGCGGCTTCCAGTATTGCTAACCGTCAGGCTGCCTCTTTAGGGCAGATGCGTGGACAAAGGTCACTGTCTAAGTTGACTCAGCAACTCACTGAGGGTTTTCGTCCCAAGATGGCTTCTTATGGTCAGCGTGGTTTGGCTGGGGCTAATGTTAAGTCTGGTATTCAGCGTGCAGGTTTATCTAGGTATGCTGCCGATATGCAAACACAAATAGGTGAGGGTACACAGCAGTTGCAAGATGAGGCTAATTTGGTTGCAGCGCAGGAGGCTAATGCTCAGGCTGAGTTGGATGATTACTTGGCACAGTTAGCGTTACAAAAGAAACAGAATGTTATTGATGCGGCTACTGCTTTGAAGCAGTATTCGGCTTACTAGGAGTTATTATGGCTGGTTTTAAATATAATTCAACTACAGGCAAGTTTGAGATGGTTCCTGCTAAAAGTGATTCTGGTGCTAAGGGTCTGCCAGGAGTTGTTGATAAGAGAAGTACTTCAATTCCCAAGGGTATGCCAGGAGTTACTAACAAGACACAAACAAGTACTCCTGTGCCTCCTACTCCTCGCCGTCCCGCTGCTGGTCCTCCTAGTCCTGTAACTGGAATGTATCCTAGTCCAGCAACACCTACTGCTCCTGCGGCACCTGAAGTGCCGATGACTGGTCAAGATATTATTGACTCTATGTGGCAAACAGTTTTTGATGAGGCTGCCGAATACAAAGCAGCAAGCCCAACCGATGAGGACCCTCCTGCTGGTTGGTGGACATCTAGAACTACACAAATTGAAAATGCTCAAAAGCGTTTAGACCTTGCAAACAAAACTGCTTCTGGAACTAAATCTGGTCCAAGTGCATCAGACATTTTGGCTAGAGACAAATTCAAATATGAAAAATCTCAAGACGCTGCAAAGTTGGCAAAAGAAGAAACAGATAGATTAAACAAAATTGCTGGTGGTAAAGCAGGCGAAACATATTTGCGTGAGCAGGCTAAAACTCGCAAAACAGATATGTTAAAGCGTGTTGCAGAGTTGTATGACCCACAACAACAGGCTACTAAAGACCAACTTGCTGAGGTTCTAAAAAATGCTAGTGCCGCTTTTGACTTGGCTGAAAAACAAGTTGGTACTGCTCAAGAGCAGTACAACAAAAACTTTAAAGGTAGCACAGCATATGAGGGTGTACCTATTAGTACTTATAGTGTTGCCGATACTCCTTTGTTAGCCGCTTTGCGTTCTCAAGGTGCTGGCACTGGTGAGGTTCAGGCTGCTACAGATTTGGCTAGACAAACCAGTTAAACACTGGTCAAATGAATTATGGCGCTGCTCAACAGAACGCTGCACAAATGGGTACTATGGCTGCGTTGCAAGAGTTGGGTGGTCGTAGGGCTGAAGTTAAATCTGGTATTAATACACAGTTTGCTGAACAGTTAGCAGCATTAGGTAAAGAGCGCACTGGTGCCGAATCAGATGTTGATTCGGTTATTGCAGATATTATTTCTAAGGCTGATGAGATGGCTGCAACCACTATAGCAGAATCTGGTACAGCACCAGTTGTTCCTCCTACCGCACCTGTCGCACCTGCTGCTCCAGTTGTAAAACCCAAACCAGTAGTCAAACCTACAGTAGACAAAACTGTAGTAAGCAAACCGCCAGTAAAGATTACACCAC